TTTTACACGGCTAACACCTTGCGAGTAATGGCAAACGGTGGATCCATCGCTGATGTATTGGCCGAGCTTTCCAATGTTGAGGGTAAAAGAAAAGACCATGCCAAGTTTACAGCTCGAAACCAAATAGCCAGCTATAACTCATTAATGACAAAAGCCAGGGCGCAAAACTTAGGCATCACCCAAGCCAAGTGGGTGACCGCTGGTGACGAGCGGGTGAGACCTTGCCATAATGTCAGGAATGGTAAAGAATTCGAGCTGTCAGAGGGGCTGTATAGCTCTTGCGATAAGAAAACGCTGCTGCCGGGAATTGACTATCAGTGCCGTTGTACTTATGACCTGATAATCCCAGAAGATTGATAGTTGTTGACTTTTTTAAGAACGTGATATACTCCACGAAACTATAAGGCTCGTTTAATAGATGATTAAATTATTATCTTTTGCTGACCGGATGACGTATGACCCGCACCATAAAACAGCGGTCTCTATGCGTGATGGCGTTCTAGAGTATTTGGGTGTCGAGCTTGGCAAAGAACCAGCTGATAAAGTATTCAGAATCTACCGATCACCGGCTACTATCTCAAACGCAACGATGAAGATGACCGGCATTCCCTTAACTGATGAGCACGTATCGCTTGAAGAGTCAGCGCCGGAAGGTAACGGAATGGTTGAATCTTCTGAAATGATTGATGCGATTGACCCCTTCACACATACCACTATTGCAACCCGAAACAAATTAAGCATATCCGATGCATTACGTGCTTCGGTCGAGTCAGGAAAGCGTGAACTATCACTTGGCTATATTGCCGAGCTGGTACCTCACGACGAGTATGACTTTGAGCAAAAAGACATTATGCCCCATCACCTCGCTGTCGTTACTGATGGCCGATGTGGTTCAATGTGTTCGTTTATCGATAGAAAACCACTAGAGGAAGAACCCACGATGAAGAAGCTACACAAAGCTTTCTTGGACGCAGAGGGCACGATGAATTTACAGCAAATAGCTGAAGTCGTGGCGGCGTTCCCGGAGGCAATTCGACAAATGCCGTTGGAGCAGGTGCAAAAATTAATGCCAATCCTTCAAGAGGCTATGACAGCGGCCAAAGAAGTTGGTGTTGAGCCTGAAGATATGACCGACGAAAACGAAGCTGACAAGATTGAAGAAAAAGACGCTGAGGCCGATCCTGAGAAAGAACAGGAAGCGACTGACGCCGACAAAGACGACGAAGACGAAAAGCCTGGTAAGTTTGGCGATTCAGCAGAATTCAAAGATGCGGTAGCAGCACAAGCCAAAGCACTTACTGATGAAGCCGTTAAGCGTCACACTGAAGTAATCGAGAAAGCGAAAACATTTGTCGATTCTGAGTATTCGTTTATTGACAAAACAACTAAGCAGATCATGCGTGATTCGCTGGCAACTGAATCCTCGGAGAAATTCGAAGATGCCGAGTTATCAATGGCCTTTAAGCTATTGAAGAAAGTCGGTAACTACAAGACTTTTGGCGACAATTCCGGCGCTGAAAAATTTACTAAACTAGCAGACAAGGAGCTTTAATATGGCTTTTGCTACAGGCTATCTAGCCGACCCTACCGCGATTGGTGCCGGAGAAACTATCGGTGATACCAATATTCTTTTCACTGCAATTACTTTTCAAGATGAATTGCAAGTGGGCCGATTTGCCAAGCTCGACACCGGCAGTTTGGATAACTTAGATGCTTCTGCAACACCGGTCATCGCTGGCGTTGTAACTCGCAACCCTGCCGCTTCTGTTGAAGATGGCGACACGATTGATTCAGCACTTTACAGCAAAGCTGAGTATCTACGCCAAGGCCTAATTACTGTTGACGTGATGACTGCTGATACACCTGCAATGTTCGATACTGTTTTCATTCAGAACACAGCAGACGCAGACGCGGGTAAAGCTTCAACTGTTGACGATGCATCTACCGAACCAGCACCGGGTAATGCTGAATTTCTATACGAAGTCCAAACTGATGTTTGGGTTATTCGATTATTCTAAGGGGTAACTTAAAATGAAAATTGGACAACTTTACAATTTAGAAGCCTTCCAGGGTTTCGTCGATTCCGGTAAAAAGGCAGGCTTTACCGATGCTTATTCGGGCGTTGTTTTAGCTCGTAACTTGGAAGCCATTGACCCGACTCTTTTCGAGAAAAAGTTCCCTGAACTTTCTTTCGTAAACAGCGGCATCCAGGCTGACAATTCAGGCGGCTTTGTTGAGCAGATTCGTTCATTGCGTGTGCGACCTACGGGCCAATTCCGCGCAACGGGTGATAAGTCTTCAGGCAAAGGTAAAATCTCGATGGCTGGTGAGACTTCATTCATTCAAGTATTACAGCGTGAAGCTGAGTCTGAATGGTCTGAAACTGAAGTTAAGCAAGCTGACTTGCAAAACATCAACCTACCAAGCCAGTACATCAAGTATCACAACGAAATCTATCTTCGTGAAGTAGACGAAATCGGTTTCTTGGGTTACACCGATTACGGCACCGAAGGCTTGTTGAACTATAGCGGTTTCACTACCGTTGCAGCGACGGGTGCAATTGCAGGCTTGAGCGCACAGCAAGCTTACGATGACATGGCTGGTTTGATCATTACTCAATGGAATGTTGTCAACAACACGCCGGAGTACATGGCAACCCGCGTAGTAATGCCAATCTATGCAATGAACGAGTTGCAAACAAAAATACTCAACACTGCTAACGGTAGTAACATTACAGTCTTGAATATGCTGATTGCAAACTTCCCGACAGTAACCTTCTCCGCAACCTTCAGGGCTGATGACGCTGGTGGTGTTGGTGTATCACATACGTGTGCATTCAACCCTAACGTTGAAGCTATGAAGATGCGGATTCCAGAAGCATTGACGATTGGCGAAATCATCAAAGTGAGTTCATTCAAACACCTTGTCGAATCTCGTTACCGCGTTGCAGGCCTGGACGTTCTCGAAGACACTGCCGGTTATATCCTTACTGGTTGGTAAAAAATAGGGGCTGTAATGGCCCCTTATATTTTGGAGATTTTAGAATGAGCAAGAAAAATAAAAGTAAACAATCACACTTAGAAACTGAAAATCAAGTTGAAATGGTTGTTGAAGAAAACGAGCAAGTTGAAGAAGTTACTGCTGCTGTAAAGCCGGTGACCGCTAAGAGATCCAAAGGCCTCACACTCACAAATACTGGTAAGCGAAAACATATGCTTGGTGGTAAAACTCTTGATTTAGGTCAAAGCATTGAGTTAACAGAAAAGCAAATGGTTGATGAAAGTCTGATGGCCAAAGTTAAGACTTCAATTCGATGCGGCGTATTAACCGAGGCTAAGTAAATGGCATTAATCGACGACTTTAAAGCTCGATTCCCAGAATTTGATACGAGCGTTGTCAATGCTAAGTTTCCTTTAATCGAACCTGAATGGCCGTGTTATTACAACCGGCCTTATGCTGATAATGCTTGTGACGATGCTGCTATTTTAATGTTGTGCGCTCACATAATGGCGATGGAAGTAGCAGCAGGAAATCAGGCAGGCGTGGGCACTCCTAGTCGTTCACAGCAATCTAAAAGCGTTGGTAGTGTATCGGTATCGTATGACCAGCAAACGCAGACTGGCGGCGCTATGTTTGATTTCTTTCGAACCACGTCTTATGGCCAACGGTACTTACGGCTAATTGCTAAGTATGCCCCAGGCGGTCTGTTCTTATGAGTCCTGATCAAATGCTTGCTAACACCGAACACCTTTATGCGGAAATAGAAAAAGCTAAAAAAATGCACGTTGCTGTTGGTCTTCCAGTTGAGAAAGTAGGCGGCAAGATTTACGGCGATGGCATGAGTATTTTCCAAATTGGCGCGATCCATGAGTTCGGTGCGGTTATTGCTCACCCTAAAACTGGATCAATAACCATACCAATGCGTTCATTTTTAAGAACACCTTTTGCAATGAAGAAGAAAGAAATAGATGAAGCATTAGCAAAGGGCTTTCAGGGTGTAGCGGACGGTAAAAAGGTAGCAGCTCAAGCCTTGGGTATTGTCGGTATAATTGCCGAGAACATAAGCAAAGGCGCTTTTACCACTCAAGGTTATGGCACTTGGCCGGACATTAAAGCCGCAACTAAGAAGCGCAAAGGTTCCAGTCAGCCATTAATTGACACGGGAACTCTTAGGGGCTCCATTACCTCAATCGTGAGAGAAAACTAATGCTGCCGGATATGTCCGACGTTTTGACAGAATGGGAAACTACGGTAACGATGAAAATCGTCACACAGACGACTGTCGATTTTGTTAATGCGTTCGTCGTAACGCCTCGCACCGTTAAAGCCGTTGTCCAAAACGCACAACGTGATCAGCTAAGTGTCACTCAGATCGAAACAGGCCAAGCTTACAAATGGTTTCACACAAAGGAACTCGTTAAACGCGGTGAGTTTATGGAATTTGAAGGCGCTGACTATAAAATTGTTAACGATAGTGATTGGCAGCGATACGGATACAGCGAAGGCTTAGCCGAAGCAACCAATGAACCGGTGATCTCATGAATTCAGGATTAACACGATTAGCCTTATTCACTCGTGACCTGCTTTCATATGATGAGCAGCTTATCAGGATTGGCCGCGAAAACTTCATTCGTGAAGACTTTACCTCGGGCTTTATTGTCATCGACGCATTAGGGCCAACAATCAGGCTTGCCAGCGGTAACAAATACAATGGTGATACTGAGCTTCAATCACTCAATGATCTTTACCAGGCACCCTGTACCGTCAACTTTTACGGCAGCGGCGCATATGCCAGGGCGACAGAGTTCACACTCAGAATACGATCACAAGAGGCTTACGATTTGCAGGTTGAGCACCTTGTTACAGTAAATCGGGTTTCAACACTCACTGACGTAAAGGCCTTAACTGGCCAGCAGTACGGTGAAAACATAGAACTGAACTTGACAATACAATATAATCAATCCATTGATCTTGCCGTCTTACGTATTGACGAAGCACAGATCGAAATTATCTCAGAAACAGGGCAGGAGCTAGCGCCATGACAGCCAGTATCAACAATGTAATTAATGTTCAGCTATTGGCATCGGGTGCTTTAGCTGCGCAAGACAACATGAACGTTGTCGCAATCATGACCTCACAAGCTGATGGGCCTTTAAATTCGGCCAATCGGTATGAGCTTTATTCAAACGCAACAGACGTAGCAACCGCATTCGGTAGCAATAGCGATGCAGCAGCCTACGCGAACACGTTCTTTGGAACTCAACCAAATCCATTAAATGCCGGTGGCGTTTTGGTGATGGGTTACTGGCGATCCGCTTCGGAAAACGTAGCAGCGAGCGCCGCAGTATTAAACGGTGCGCAACTATCTGAAGCGGTAGTGGTACCTCAATTGCAACTAATCTCTGACGGCACTTTCGATGTTGATATTGATGCATCCACTGTTAACGTAACTGGATTGGATTTTCAAGCAGTCACAACGTTGGCCGGTGCCGTTACGGTATTGGATACAGCAGTAACGGGCGGAACGGTAACGCTATCAACTGACAATCGAATCGTTATCACCAGCGACACGACCGGCGTAACCAGTCTGATTACCTTCGCAACTGACCCGGCCAGCGGTACTTATGTTGGCAGCTTATTAGCAATTGCTTCGGGCACAGGCGCAACGACCACCCAGGGTGCCGATGCTTCGGTATTATCGCTCGAAACAAAAGACGCGGCATTAGATGCGCTTTTAGCTTTGGTTAACTACAAGGGCGTAACGTTCATTGATCAACCGACTGACGGCGAACGGGCAACACTGGCGGCATGGTCACAAGCAAATAGCGTGTTGCAGTATGATACTTTCAGCGGTGCGGCTTACTTAGCTGTCGATCCAACTAATGCAGCTTGGGCAATTAAACTGGCCAGCCAAACAAATTACCGCATGACCTACAGCACCGCGAACAACCGCAAACTTGCAACCTCGTATATGGCGCGTAACCACACGGTTAACTTTAACGCTGAAAACAGTGCTATCACCATGCACTTGAAAGAGTTGTCGGTAGCTGCTGAAGATTATTCGCAAACCGATATAGACGCAGCCAAAACGGTTGGCTTGGATATCTACACAACAATCAAAGACGTTCCAGTAGTTCTAACGAGCGGTGCAAATGATTACGTCGATAACCGATACAATTTGCTTTCATTTATCGATGCTATTCAAACCGATTCTTTTAATTTGCTCAAAGGTACGGCCACTAAGGTTCCTCAAACTACACCAGGCGTTAATGCACTGGTTGATAGTAACGAACAGACTACCCGCCGATATGTACGCGCAGGCGTGTTCGCACCAGGCACTTGGACAAGCACTGATTTCTTCGGTGATAAAGATACATTCGACCGCAACATTGAACAAAACGGTTTCTACGTATTGGCAGGATCATTGGCAGACCAATCGCCAGCAAGTCGAGCCAATCGTGAATCACCAGTAATTCAAGTTGCTGTTAAAAATGCCGGTGCCATCCATAGCGCTGACATCA